AACATCATAATTTTTTCAAAAGGAATAGAATTATTTACTATCGCAGTATATTGTTTTTTTCCATCAAGTGATAATTCCCCAAAACCATCTAAAAACTCGCATATATCATCAAAACTTGCATTTTCTTGCGCGTGGCACTCAACTGATAATGAAAAAGGTTCATAAGTACCTTCATCTATACTTACAAACCCATTTCTACCCTCTACTGTGAATTGTGATATTCTTTTTTTTGCTTTTGAAATTTTTGGAGTGTGTTCTACTATAATTCCAACATCTTTAAAATCTTTTTCTTTCCAAATAACCATAATTAGTACCCTCCTTTTGCTAAAGCGCTATTTTTGCGATAAAATTCTAGTTCTTCAGCAAGTTGTTGAATATCAGTATTTCTTGAATTGTTAAAGTTTTCGATATTTAAAATTAAAGGATTAGAATTAGCTGTTGGATTTATCGTAGGATTTACAGATGCTTTTACCTCAGAATTTAAATCGCTCATTGCATCATTTACATCTCTTAATAAATTAGGCATTCCTTTTTCAAAACCTTTTCCAATACCTGCTACTAACTGATTACCAACTTCATCACGAAATAAACGGCTAGGACTATGAATACCAAAAAACGATTTTATTCCGTCTGTAATTGAATTAGCAAAACCTTTGATTTTGTTCATTAACCAGTTAAATGTATCTTTCATTCCTTCCCATAAACCTTTTATCATATTAGTACCTACATCTTTAATACTAACCAAACCGTCTAACAAACCATTTACTATTGCACCGATTATTTTAGGTATTTCGTAAAGTAATGATGGTATAGCAGTAACTAAGCCACGTGCTAAACTCATTATAATTCTTGGTGCTTGAGCTACTATTGTAGGTATTCCATTTACTAACGCTTCAACTATAGCCTCTATTATTCTTGGTAGACTTTCTACTAATACCGGTATCGAATTGATAATACCATCTATTAAGGCAAATAATATTTCAATTCCAGTTTCTAATATTAAAGGTAAATTTTCTATGATAACTGCGATTATTTGCATAACACAATCTACTATTGTAGGTATTAATTCAGGTATACTATCTCCTATTCCTTTTACTAAAGCCAAAATCAATTTTAGCCCAACATCTATTATCATTGGCAAATTTTCAAGTATAAACTTAACCAAACTCGTTAACAGATTAACTACTAAATTAGCAATTGGTTGAACATTATTTTTTATCATTTCCAATAATGAAGTTATCATATTTTGAACTGCAGTAAATAACTGAGGTACTAGATTAATTAATAACGTACCAATTTGTGGAATTACGTTTGTTAGCAATGTAGTAATACCAGTCAAAATGTTTGGCGCTAACTCAGCTATTACATTTGTTATATTTCCTAAAAATGTAACAATAGTTTCACTTAATTGTTCTGGACTTCCACTTCCATTCAAGAAATTATCAAACGCGGATTTCATTGCATTGGCAGAACCACTTATTGTTTTTGTGGCTTCTTTTGCTGTTGTTCCTGTTACGCCCATTTCTTCTTGAATAACATGAATAGCATTATACACATCGCTTAAATTGTTAATATCATACTTAACACCACTAAACTTTTCAGCATCAGAAAGAAGTCTTTCCATTTCAGTCTTAGTACCACCATAACCAAGTTTTAGGTTATCAAGCATTGTATAATTTTGTTTCGCAAATCCTTGATATGCATTTTGAATAGAACTCATATCAGTACCAAACTTATTGGCATTATCAGCCATATCTTGAAATGCCATATCTGCAACATCTGCTGCTTTATTGGTATCATTACCTAACGATTGCAACAAACTTGCACTAAATGAGGTAACACCAGCCATATATTCATTTGCTGATACTCCAGCTGTTTTATAAGCCTTCTCGGCATTTTCCATAACCTTTTGTGCTGAATCACCAAATAACGTTTCAACACCACCAATATTTTGTTCTAAATCGGCATAAGACTTAACTCCAGCAGTAACTACTCCAGCTAACGCAACAGATACGCCTGATACTACTTGTCCTACTTTTTTTACTACCTCTCCTGCAATATCTCCTACCTTTTTCAAAGCACTTCCTACTTTTGACAAGTCTATTGAACCTGTCTGTTTTAATTCATTATTCATTTGTTTTATAGCACTTTGAGATTTAGAAATTTCCGTCGATAACGCTCTATAATTTTCCTTTTGTTCTTCAGTTAAAGAATTGTATGTGCCCATTTGCCTTTGAGCTTCTTTTAATTGATTTAATTTGTTAGTAGACTCTTGAATATTCTTTTTTAACAACTCTTGTTTTTGAGCTAATAATTCAGTATTTTTAGGGTCTAATTTTAAAGCATTATTTAATGCTTTCAACTCACTATTTGTTGAAGTAATTACTTTGTTAGTACTTTTCAAAGCATCATTTAATTTAGTAGTACTACCATCAATTTCAATAGTAATACCTTTTAATCGTTTACTTGCCATTATCATAACCTCCTTCTTTTAATGAATACTAAAAAATACTACCCAAGTAATAAGTAGTACTTTTTACTACTCACTAAATGAGTAGTTATTATTAAGCTTCTACGACTTCTTCGTATACTTCTGTAAAGAATGAATCGTAAGCCTCTTTGTTTTCTGCAGTTTCTGTTAGGAATGTTCTAACTCTACTATCAGTTATTCTAGGCATAGCTTTCATAGATAATGTGTCAGTAGATGGTTCTTTAGTGGCTTCTGTTGTAGATGCGCTATTACCAGGTCTAGACATACTACAATTGTAATACCAAAATCTTCTACCTTTTTTATCTCCTTCAATTTGGAAACCAAAAGCAAATGGAGTATTTACGTCGTTTGCACTTTCAATAAATGCACCATTCTTATCTTTTTTCTCACCAAATATTTTTTCTCTGATTTCATCAGTTATCATTGCAATTTCTAAGTCACCTTCATAACCTTGATTAGCAGTTGATGAAAAATAAATGACATTGTCAGCATAGAAATCAGCTGAATCCCCAGCAGGTTCAAGTGATAAACTTACTGCGCCTGGTACTTTAATTATGTCACCATATGTATAATTACTGCCATCATAAGTTAATGGTGCAATATGCACATTTGATAAACCAAATTTAACTTTATTCATATTTTTACCTCCTTATATTTCATAAAAGATATGATAAATTTTTTCACTCTCGTCCCATACTTCATCTTCTTTGTCGTATGGTATTTTATTTTCGGTTAATAAATCGGATATTTTGTTTTCTAATTCAACATCTTTCTTACTTGTAACAAGTTCTATTTCAAAGTTTAAAAAAGAATGGTAAGTAATACCATCTGCTTTGAAATTATCAGGTTTTTGTTCTCTATATGCCATAAATGGTGGTGTAAGATTTTTATTATCATCGAAATGATCGTAAGCAACAGGAATTCCCACTGTCTTTAACAATTTATATAAATTTTTATGGTCCATATTTACCCTCCATTTTTAATTATTCTTTCAACACCCGATTCATAATCTTCTATACATTTATCATGTACTGGTTCAATATGTTTAATCGGTGTAGTTTTTCCGCCATTTCTAGTTAAATGTTCTCTTTCTAGTAAATGGGTTAATTGATAGTCGGTTGCGTTATGAATAATACAATTTACGAAACCTTTTCCTTTGGTTGTTTTAACTCTCCAACCTTTTGCATATTTACCACTATGTTGAGTGTTTTTTTTATTTTTTGGGGAAGTGCGTTTTAAAGTTTTTGTTCCTTCTTTTGCGATTCGAATTGCTTCGTCAGTAATTCCTTCTTGAATGTCATTAGAATACTCTTCTAATATATCTTTTATATTTAAAATACCTTTAATCGCCATTATATTCCTATCTTTTTAGAACACACCAAGACAATATCAAATTTATTTTTAGTGTCAACAGTACGTATTACAGAATACCTATCACCATTCCATTCAATTTCTACTTCGTTATTATAGTTTAACCTTTTAACAACAAATTCAATTGATGGCGTTATCCCCGCTTCAATAGCATTATAGAATTCGTTGGTCCTGATACTTTGTTTTTTAGCATAACATTTTTTAGATGTTTCAGAAGAAGACGTAATGTTGCCAATTTCATCTTCTCCTTTAACTTTAGCAATTAAATAAATAATTTCAGTGTATTCCATTATTTATACTCACTCAAATGTCTTAATACATCTTTTTGAAGGTTATAAGAATTTGAATACATTTCACTATTATTAACATCTAAAAAACTTAGCACATAAGTAAGAATGGCTGTATGAATTAATCCTTTTTCTAAATCAACCATTTTTTCGGCTACACCAATAGCCTTTAAATCAAATTTACAAGACTCAATATAATTTTCGATAATTGTATCAAAATCATTGTGATTTATGCCTTGAATTTTTTTTATTTCCTCTAGCATAGCCTTCACTCACTTTCTATTTTTATTCTCCAGCTATAACAACAGCAGAATCAGAAATAGCTAATTTACCATCATACATAGCAACTCCACTATATGAATAAGTATTGTTAGCTATATTGTAAGCGCTTTTAACTTGAATTTCTTGTGGTAAGTTACCAACGAATTTTTTAGCATTTGCTAATGTTACTTTTGTTGCTTTATCTGATGTAACTACTTCATATCCTAAAATGTAATATTTTCCATTTGAGAATGTTACTAATTCATTTTTAGCGTTATCTTGTAAACCTAAAATTTCAGTGAAGAATTGTTTTTTGTTTACATAGAATTTAGCTCCATTATCGTATGCTGCTGGTAAAGTTCCAACTGCTTCTCTTAAAGTTTCAGCACTTACAGCTTTTGCTAATTGAGTTCCGTTAGCTTCCATTGCTGTAAAGATTTTTCCTTCGATTGCATTTGCGATTGAATCTGATAACATATCAGTTAACCATTCTTCAAATGCATCTACTGTCATAGTTTTAACAGTTTCACTAATTGTTACAAGTTTAACAATTTCAGTTCCTGCTAAATCAACTTTAACTAAGTTAATTGCACTATCAGCAATAGTTGCTCCTTCTTCATGGTCTGCACCATCAGTTCTAGCACCTTCAACTAAAAATGATACATTTCCTTTTACGTTTAATAATGTAATTTCATCTAACATTGGTGCTTTTTTAACAACTTTTTCAAAAATTGAGTTTTGAGTAGTTGTAGGGATAGCATTAGCAACATCTTCTGAAGTTACGATTGCTCTTTCTTCAACACTTAATTCCTTTCCCATCATTGATTTTAAGAATGCACTTCTGTATTCTTTTGATTCGATTCCATATTTTTCCATCTTTCTTTCCTCCTCTTTCTCGATTACTTTTGCTTTTGAACTATCCTTTTCTAGTTCTTCGGCTTGTTCAGCTCTTTTTTGACTTTCTTTTATTTCAGTTTCTTCAGCATTTAAGGCATCGACTTCTCCCTCTAATGCTCTTACTTCTTCAACATCATTAATAGTTTCAAGTTGAGCTTTAATTTCACTCTTGCGAGTTTCAATTTTTTTCAATCTATCCATGATTGACCTCCTTCCGATACTCTTTAGGGCTGTTCTCTTTCCCATTACGGCTATCCAGCCTTTATCAAAACGATTTAGTTAGTCTTAACCAACAAAAAAGAGAACTATCCAGCTCTCTAATTCATAATCGTATTAACCTAATTTTGCTAATAATTCATTTTTAGCTTTTTCTAACGCAATTTTTTCCTCATGTTGCTTTCTTAATTCTGTTCTTCTTATATTAAAGTCATCAGAATTATCAACATTCCTTGCAAATACTGATGTAGAGTCATAAAAAGGAATATCTACAACACTAACATCATATAACTTGTCTATATCTAAAATTTTACGGGTGTCAGTGTCATAATCATATTCATCACCTCTAACAGTGAAAGCAAATGACATTTTATCAATTAACCCTGCTTTTATTGATTTATAAATGTCAATGTTAGATTGGGTATCTAATAATTCGGCGCGAATAAATAAACCTTTTTCGTCTTTTTTTAATTCTAACGAATTATTTCTTGTTCTTGCCATTATCAAATGGCTATCTTCATGATTATATTTAAGAGGAACATCAGACATATCACAATTATCCAATGCTCTTTCAGATATAATTTCAGTATATCCGTGAGTTGCAGGACTATTAAAAGTAATAGCATAGCCCTCAATAATCATTTTGTCTTCATTATTTTCGGGTGTTCTAAATTCTACATTAATTATTCTCTTTTCCTTCATTAGTTTCATCTCCTTTCTTGCTTGAATTATTATCTAATTGGTAATCATTTGCTATATTGCTATCAATATGATTTAAATCTTGCATTATTTTGTTACCATCTTCTACCGGTTCTAAATTAAATACTTCTCTTAATTCGTTTATTGTCATTATATTGTTTGCATATCTTAATAAATTGATTTTTGTATTATTACTAGCATATTGAAGTCTGTTTGAAGTAAATATTATTTCGTTACCATGATATATTTCAGTAGCACTAAATAATTTGTTTGTAAATTCTAAACTCATTTGAAGAGATATTGGTTCGATTACACTTTCATAAAAAGCATTCCACTCATCTTCAGAATAATTAGACTGAACTATATTATTGCTTAAACCAAAATAAGATAAAATTTTATTATCAATACTTTTAATTTGGCTTTCATTAGCGGTGGTTGGCTCTATCTTAACAGGTGTAAAATCTGTAGTAGCATCTAATCCACCTATTCCGCTTCCATCAGCGTCACTGACAAAGTCTTTAACAAATTGGTCTCGCATTTTTTTGACATCTTCAGGCTTTAACATTGCTTTTGTAGATTTTATTACACCTTTGATTGATTGAGTTGTTTTAATTGCGTTTACAATGCCCTCATCTAAGACGTGTTTTATAGATAGTATCTTAATTATCGGTATATTATTACCACCCATAATACTATCATCACTAACAAATCTTGTTAAATGTATACAATCCTTTAAAGCAACAAATCTTTTTTTGCCATTTCTAAAAGTAAATTGTACATATATATCATTTTTAGATTCATACAATTTAATTGTTTGATAATGCAAAGGATACAAACCAACAACTTTCAGATTTTCGTCTCTTAAAACATAAACTATCGCATTATTATATAACTCCAATTCACTTATTATTTGATAATAAAATTTATAAGCATTCTGTATTTCATTTGGTTGTTTACTTAATAATCTTTGTAGGTTATTGTCTAATTTTTCAAATCCTTTACGACCTTTTCTGACATGTTTTGGATTTAATTTAGCACCATTCCTAGCAATTGCATCAACACAAGCTCTTACATCTGCTTCATCATAATATTTACCATCATAATTAGTAAATTGGCTCTTATAGCCATTTAACACATGAAATTCAGTTGCTGATGGTGGCGCTGTTGTATTTGTATCGTTACCAAATATTCTACTAAATAAACTTCTTTTCTCTGCCATCCTAATTACCTCCTATATAATCCATATATTCCTGTTGTTTTTCCACAAAAATACAATAAGCATCTATCAAGCTTACTGCACCATCTATCCTTTGTCTTGATTTTTCTTTTACAGGTCTAATATTTTCATTTTCATCTTGTTTTATTGAAACATTCGATAAACACCATTTCAAAATAGGATTATTATCATAATTTATTTTTTTATCAATTAAATCTGCTTTCATTTGTTTCATTGGCGCTGACATAGTTTTAGCACCTTGTCTTACTTCAAGCATATCGAAGCCTTGTTCCTTCATATCATCACACCAATATTGAGCATTCCAACTATCATAACCTACCCATAACGGCCTTAAATCAAATTCATTTACTTGTTCTAAAAACCATTTTGTAACATCGTGATAATCCACTTTAGACCCTTCACTTAATCTTAGCCAACCAGCTTGTAGCCACTTGTCATATGGTATTTTATCGTCTTTAATTTTAAATTCTAAATTATTGCTAGGAATAAAATACATTTGTTTAACTTTGATTTCTCCATTCTGATATCCCAACAACGTAGCACAAGTTAAATCGGTTGTAGAACTCAAATCACAACCACCTATACAATAACAATCTTTAAACTCACTATATTTTTTGTCATTATTCAACTCTTCGAATGTTAACCAACTTTGAGTATCGTTTTGTCTTACATTAAAATCCTTACACAATAGATTTACTAATTCTACAGGATTATTTTTTGCACGATTAACTTTATCTCTTAAATCCTTTATTGATTTAATTGTTCCAAGCGCTGGGTTTGGTTTAAACCAAGCTTCTTCATTGTCGATTTCCTTTGGATCATCGAGCTCATAAATTACAGCAAGCAATGTTTCATCAGATATCTTACCTTCAATTACACCACTTGCATATTCATATTCATTATCAAATACATTTTCACGAATAGTCCCCATAGTAGAAGTTTCTAACAATAAGGGTTGCTCTCTAGCACTCATTGAGTCGTACATAACATCTAGTAGATTTTTATCTCGCCATGCATGAACCTCATCTGCTATTACACAATGAGCATTCAGCCCGTCCAATGAATTGCTATCACTTGCTAATGCTCTAAAATAACTATCGTTAGCATCATAATAAATGCCTCCAACTAAACATCTAATCCTTTTAGCTAAGCTGGGCGATTTCTTTATCATTTTCTTTGATTCTTCCCATACTACCTTTGCTTGGTCTCTTTTTGTCGCTACTGAATATATTTCAGCGCCATTTTCATTGTCTTTGGTAAGCATATAGTTTGCTATACCAGAATCCATTGTTGATTTTCCATTTTTCCTAGCCACAAAAAAAAGACCTTTTTTATATTTTCTTAGTCCTGTGTCTTTATCAACAAATCCAAATAAAGCTTGAATAAATGCTTTCTGAAACAACTCAAGCTTCAGTGGTTTTCCTCCCCATTTTCCTTTAGATTGTCTACAGTACCTTTCAATAAAATTAATTGGCCTTAGTGATTTCTTTTCATCAAAAATATAAGTATGTGTTTCATTCTCTCCAGTTAATTTATTAAAAAAAGACACAGTCTTTGGTGTCTTTATATCATCTACTAACTTTTGATATATTTTTGTTACTTTTTTACATACTTTATTTGGATTTTGTTTAATCCATTCATAATATTCTTCTATATACGTCATTATAAATCATCTTCGTCAAAGTTATCTTCATTTGCTGTTACATCTTTAGGTAAAATGTCGGCAATTTGTTTTATTGTAGAATTATAATTTTTTATGAGTGAATTATACTGATTTAGTGCTGGATTTGCCCTTTCTATGTTGTAAGCACCTTGACACATTTCTGTAACAACACCATTTTTATTAATATTCTTTTTCAATTCATCTAATGTTATTTTCATAAACTCTGCTTCTTCAAGCAAACTAAGTCCTAATTTACCTTTGTCAGAATCCATTTCTTTAAAGGTGTTTTTCAATGAATTTAAATCGACTTTAACTTCTTTAGCCATAATTCACTTCCTTTCTCGAAATATAGGGGGTTTTTATAACTTCTTGCATGTTTTTCGAAGGCTCTGGCCTCGTTGTCTCCTAAACGCCTAAAATAGCGCTTGTAGGGGGCGTATCACCTTTTTACAAGATTTCCTTCCTCGTCAAACATTACATCTAATTTAGTGACGTTTGTAGAGAAATGTTCGTTGTTGTGACAATCTATACATAAACCCTCTAAATTATCTTCGTTTAATGATATACTTTCATCGTTTATATTAATATCATTTAAGTATTCTTTGTGATGCACTATTCCTTTTAATCTTTTTTCTTTCGGTATCCACTCACTGATATTATTTACATAAACAGGTCTGTGACACCTAGCACATAAGCAAGATTGCTTTAACCATATGTTTTTTCTTACTTGCTTCCATACCTTACTTTGGTAGAACTCTTTTCTTTCCATTTTGAACTCTAATAACCTTTTCTTCTCTCGCTACTTCTACATCATCTGCATATAAGATAGCCGTTTCTATTTGTTCATCATTATCTGAATCAACTAATTCAACATATCCTTGTTCTTTTAATTCTTTAAATCTTTCCTCGTCAAGATATATATCTTTATCTTTGGCATAATAAAATGATTTAATTACTTTAGCTTTAATCATACATATTCCTCCTTAAAACAGAAGCATAATTATAATTGTGTATATAACTATACTTAGAATATAACTCTCTATTCCATACTTCAAATCGTTGTTTTTTATTTTTTCAGTTTTTTTTGTTATTAATAAAAACATTAT